ATGGCCGCTGGAACTGGTGAATTTTTAAGTTTCACGGCGTCATTAGCATATCATTATTTCCAAAAGAAAGAGTAATAATTTACTAAACCCATAAATAATTAAAATGGGTGGATTAAATGATGCTTTAAATCTGGTAAAGAAATCTATTAATGGTCCAAAAGGATTACTTAATGGCACAAATCTGCCAACTCAACCCAAAATTGGAGATCTTTTTGGATTTAATATTCAAGGTGTTCCTTTAATCTCAACGAGAGACTATTTTTTAACACAACTTGAATCTTGGGTTACATCAATTCCCTTGAGATCTCAATGGGTTGTGTTAATTCAACCGTTTCCTTCATGTATAAATAGCGACATAATTCAAGGATTAGAATATACTGGAGGAAATAAAAAGAATTTCGACGTAAATCAAGCATATAACATACTAGCGTCTTATCCTCTCCAAAGTGTTAATGGATGTCTTTTTGCTCAATCGGTTAAACTTCCAAGCGAAACCATGTCGGTTCAAAATAATTCAATAAACGTTGATAATAACAGAGGGTTTTTACCGGGCATTTTGGGTTCTTCTAGAGATAAATCGCAAAATTTAACAATTAATTTTTTAGAAACAAACACATCATTTACTGATTTCGTAATTCGTCCTTGGGTAATAGCATCTGAGCATTTTGGGTATGTCGCTAGAGAAAACGACAGTGGCACAAATAGAGATATTAGAAACGTAAAATCGACAATGTATGTTTTGGAATATTCTAGAACATATCAACATGTTGCAATGATTCCAAAGAAAACTTGGGTTTTTTATAATTGTGTTCCAACTTCAGTTGAATCATATACATTGGATTATAAAGAAGCAGCTGAAGCCACATCAATAATTACAAGTTGGACTTATACAAATTACGCAATATCAAACTCTCTATATCTTCCTTTACCAAATATAATAGATAGAGTAACTGGGATATTGAAAGGCAACTTTCCAAAAATAAGTCCTTTACAAACTAAAAGCGGGGTATCTAATTTAAAGAAAACATTAAGAAATCCCGCAGCTTTATTTTAATTCATGGATTTATATACAAATTGTTTTATACCAAGCCTTGGAAAAGAAATAAAAGTCAACAGTATAAAATTTGGAGACTTATTTGAATTAAACTCTTATATACATAATTCAGATTATGACAATACCAATATGGTATTTGAAAAAATATGCGATAGATCATTAAATGGTTCAGATAATTTTACAAATTTAGATAAATTTATTGTTCTTTTGCATCTTAAAAATGAATTTTTAGACAAAATATTGTCATTATCGGCAAAAGACAAAAACTCAAAAAAAATATCATACGATATA